ATGATGAACTACTACCAAGACATGATTCAAAAAATTTCAGGACAATACGACACGTCCGAAGGACAGGCAGCGCCATCTGTAACGAGCGGTGAGCAGGCAAAAGCTCTTATCTCTGCGGCTAGCGTGCGCCTAAACACCGCATCTGAAGTCATACAAGATGCGCTTGAACATGTATTCATGCAGTATATCGAGCTCATGGCGCAGTTCTATACTATCGAAAGGACTGCGCGGATCACCGGAAACACAACTTCAATCAGTCGTGACAGTCTGATTAACATGGTTCCGGCTGTCTATGAAATGGACGAAATCGATTCAGAAACAGGCGAACCAATCCGCGTACAGGTTCTGGAAGAATTCGTCCCCGAAATGGATATACGTGTCAATATCGCAGTGGACAAACCTGTAGATCGGGAATACTGGATTCAAATGGCGTTCAATCTACTGGGCGTCCAAGACCCGATCACAGGCGCGCCGATGGTAGATGCTGAAGCTATTCGATATACAATTCAAAATGGGCGAATGGAACCCATGAACGTCATCGAAGAGCGAATCCAAGAGAAAATGGGACTTGCTCAGCAGATACAACAGTTAGGTTCGCAATTAGAAAGACTTCAACAAGAGAATCAATCCTTACAACAGCAGTTGAATCAGCTTCTTGAAGAACGAAACGCACAAGAATATGAGCAAAAAATGATCGAAAATGAACTAAAATCAAGGAAACTTGACATAGAAGAAACCAAAGTGGCTTCACAAATAGCGAAACAAATGATCGGTATGTAGCGCTCTGAATGAGACTTTCAGGGCGCTTTTTCATGCTTATATCACGCCCCAGCCATAGGGCAATTCGATACAGAAGGAGGAATGAAAATGAGCGAACAAAACGCCAGCCATAGCGTTGACGCTCAAGAAACTTCCGGTATGCCAACGGAAGTCAATGAATTTGAAAATGAGATTCTCGCACACATGGAAGCTTTCGGGATTCAACCGAAGCAAGAGTCTCAAGAAGAACAAGAAGAACAAGGGGAAGAAGAAGCAGAAGAGAGAGAAGCACAGGAAGAAGATGTCCAGGAAGAAAAGGAAGAGCCTGAAGCGTCTCCTGCCAAAGAGACATACAGGGTGAAGTTTAACAAAGAAGAGGTAGAAATCGAGCCTGAGAGAGTGCCGGAACTCTTGCAAAAAGGACTCGCATTAGACAAAGAACGAAGGAAAAGGGAAGAACTCGAACAAGCCCTACAGCGAGCCGCCAAACTCGCAGGGTTTGATTCGCATGAAGAGTACCTCAAAAACCTGGACAAGATCGAAGAAGAAAAAATAAAAAAAGAACAAGACCAGTTTGAAGCATTGAGAAAACAACTGAGGGAAGAAGCGTACGAAGCTGGGTTAGACCCAGACAAAATGGAGCAATACATCAACAACCATCCCCTGATCAAGCAGGCGGAGCAAGCTTTGAAAGAACGAGAGCGCCTGGAACAAGAGCAAGCCCGACTAAAAGAGCAAGAAGAAATGACTCGCAAATGGGAAGTCTTGTTCCAGAAGTACCCGAAACTGACGGAAAGCATCGACGAGAACGGGAACGCCCCTTGGATGACTGAAGAAATGTTAAGTCGTATCCAACGTGGGTATGATCCCCTTGATGCCTATGAGCTTGCACACCGCGACACAATCCTGGAAGAACTCAGGAAACAAGCGGAACAAGAACTCATCAAGAAACAGCGTCTTAACAAACGTTCTGAAGTAGAAAAGGACACGGGTGGAGCAGACCTTGAGCCGGAAGTGCCGGAGGAACTTGCTCACGCCTTTTCTCTCTTTGGCCTTCCTGTGAAGGCCGCTAAAAAATACGTGAAAGCGAGGTAATCACATGGCACAAGGATTTAGATTTGTCATGAATGATTATGGCGCGCCGGAACGTCGCGTTTCTTCTCATTTTTTCGCGAATAACGAAGCCGGAAGCGCTGGACAGGCTGTGAAATTGGTTGATGGTCGCTGGACTGGCGCTTCTGGAACAGATGCAATTGGTGGATTCCTGACGCACAATGTATCCTCAGGAACAGATCAAGTATGCGAGGTGATTCTTGCTCGCGAAGGAGACTGGTTTGACGTTCCATATTCAGGCGAACCGGGAATAGGTTTTGGGCCTGGTGCAAATGAAGTTGGGATTTCCGCTGACGGACTCAGCGCAGACGCCGCTACTGTAGAGGGCGGAGCGCTTTCAGTGCTTGAAGTCAATACCGAAAAACAAACTTGCCGTGTAAAGGTTAAGAATCGGCAATTTGGATAAGGGAGGTTAAAACATGGCAATTGTAACGAAACTGCAATGGGATCCCAGAATACTCGAACCTGTGTTCCGTGAAATTTATGCCCGGGAACATGAAAATCAGAAACAGAATTTCATCCCCCTCTTCTATAATGAGGTGAACTCCAACAAGGATACAGAACACTATGAAGGCGTTGGAGCCGAAGGCACGATGGAAGAATGGGGATACTCTAACCACCAAGTACATTATGACAGTGTAGAGGAACTTTGGCCGAAGAGCATCAAAAACCGGAAGTTCTCGGACGGTAGAGAAATTGACCGCGACTGGATCGATGACTTGAAATTATCGCAAATTCGCCAAAGAATTCAGAGTATGGCCCGTTCTGTCCATCGTACCCAACAACTTCAAGCCGCTGAGTTCTTGAACAATGCCTTTGTTACGACTGGACCAAACTGGAGAGGTAGACTAGATAACTATGCGGGACCGGATGGCAGGCCGCTGTGTGCAACAGACCATCCGTTCTCGCCGACGAACGATAAGGATGTACAAAGCAATAAAGGAAATTCACCGCTTTCTATTGATTCTTGGGACGCCACTGCCGTGGCCATGCAAGAATGGGTGGATGATCGAGGGAACCCGATGCCGATGATCCCCGATACTCTGATTGTGCATCCGTACAACGCCAGAGCGGCGTTCCAGATCGCAGGACTGCCGGAAAAAGAACTCCCCCCGTATGAGCCAGGTTCTAATGAGTTTAACGCAAACATGTATATGGGGAATATCAAAGTCATCGTTTGCCCGTTCATCCGAGCTGAAAACCGGAAAAACTGGTTTGCGGTGGATTCTTCGCGACTGAAAGACCTGAATATCTGGCAATGGAGAAGAAAGCCCGAAACCGGAAATATCACGGATTTTGAAACTGAAACATTGAAGTTCAAAGTGGTTGGACGTTGGGCATATGGGTTCCTGGATTACACCTTCATCTATGGTCACGAGGTATTGGACTGATGAGCGGACATAAGTCTTCTTTCCGTGCCGAAAAGAAGCTGGAAGCGGTAGAAATCCCGGCTGGCGGCACGGCAAAGGTAGATGTAGATGTTCCAGGAGTAAGGAGCGGTGACTTTTCTTTTGTCGCCGCTCCTTGTGATTTACAGGGACTCCTATGCTCATCGTATGCCCATAAAAATGCCGTCACAATCGTGTTATATAACCCAACAAAAGGAGCTGTTTCACTGGATTCAGGAACGTGGAAAGTGAAGGTGGTTCGATGAGTTGGGTGATTGTCGGAAATACCATAAAGGAGAAAAAGAAAATTCCTTTCGTTCCGGCATGGAAAACATTCTCCAAACTGCCGGAAGAAGAAAAGGAAAAATTATTCAACGTCATGCGAGCGGAAATTATTTCGCATGACCTGATGGAAAAGAAATAGGAGGGGGATCCCCCTCCTTTTTTCGTATAGAAAGGGGTGTATGATATGCGTTACGGAGGTTTTACCGATCCATTTGAGGTTCAAGTAGCTATTTACCGAGAAGCCAAAAAACAAACGGAACTGTTAGAACAAATAGCGTCGGCTTTGCGTCCGCAAGAGGATGCGAAACCGAAACGAGGTAGACCAAGAAAAGAGGGTGGCAAAGATGCTTCTGCGTGAAGTCGTGGAGGAAATCACAGAAAAACTACCTCCCGAAGTTTCTGTATCACCTGAGTCTATTGTGAGGAAAGTTACACAGATACGTGATCAATTGCTAAGAAATTACGGCCCCGCACAGCGTCAATCAGGCACGCTATGTGTATATATAGACCTTCATGAAGGACAGTCCCTTTATTACCCTCTATGCCCTCCTGATGGCGTTGTAGAGGTGGCTATACTCAACACCGCATATGGAGGAAATGGGGAATGGGTAAGAATCCCTCACCGACAATTTGATGAACGTACCCAAAAACCGTATTACTACTTTGTAGCCGGAAAGATTGGTCTTTACCCTCCGCCTACACACTTTGCGGCAGGAGGAATGAAGATCTTTTATGTCCCCGTACTCAAACCACTCACCACTGAGGATATGGACAAGCCGACAGGGTTTGATCCTGACTTCGATATGCTCTTGGTCTATGGGGTCTTGAACGATGTCACGATCGGACCCATGTCTAATCAGTGGTATGAGAAGTATCAAACACTTTTATCCGAATACATCAGCGCTACAAACGGTTACGAGCGATACGTCGTAAAGGAGAGATGGTAATGACTTTATACCCTTGGAGACAGTATGGAAAAAATACCACAGAAGAAATCGCAAGCCAGGTAGAATCACAGTGGGAGACGCCTGGCGGAGCGCAACAGAAGGCGGATCAAGCCGAGGAAAATGCTAAAAAATATGCGGACGAAAACTTTGCAAAGAACGCTTTCTCTAAAGTAGCTTCGCCTGGACGTGCCACAGTAGAATCTGAAGACAAAGAAGATACACTCACTCTTGAAGCAGGAACAGGCATTGCCATTACTACTGATCCGGCTCAAAAGAAAGTCACGATTTGGACGCAAGGTGATTCGGCTCCTGGTGCGCATGGAGAAACACACAACCACGGCGGTTCTGATCCGATACCGGATTTAGTACAATTGAAGGATGATTTCGGTCAGTTTCAAGATGAAGTTGAACAATTCAAGGATGATTTTCATGATCACAGAAGTGAAACGGTATCAGGGATTTTAAACGTCAAAACAAAATATGGTGCTGTAGGTGACGGGGTGACGGACGATACAGCGGCAATACAAAGTGCGATTGATGACGCGAACGTAGCGGGTGGCGGGTTTGTTTATCTTCCCCCAGGGAGGTACTTAATTACTTCTCCTCTAACCCTGTATTCAAATATCAGCTTTCGGGGGGCAGGCATGGGCGCAACAATACTTGAAACCGCTGATAATACAATAAACGCTATAGAGATTGAATATGATGTGCGACGGTTAACAATTGAAGAAATGAACATCACTTCAAAAGAAGGGGTTGGAGAGGGAAACATTGCCATCAAAAGTCATGACGATAAAGGCGGGGCGGAACACCTTTACCGAAACCTCAACATTAATTACTTTAAATACGGGATAAGGGTAGGGGAAGAATGGTGGAACAATAGAGTCGAGAACGTACGGTTTAATCTTTGCGATACTAGTTTCCGCGCGGACGGGGTTGGAGGGGCAAGCGTAAATAATATATTTGATCATTGTTATAGCAACAACCCATTGACGCTAGGCTACAGAATTAATGCTTTTAAAAATACAGTGTGGCTTAACTGCAACTTCGGAGGTAACCCGCAGTTTAACACGAGATACCTTTGGTTTGGAACAAATTGTTATAACATGAAAGTAATTGGATGCAATTTTGAAGGGGCAACAATTGCAGACGGTGACGCAGGCATAGTGATATGGTCGAGATCGACTGTATCGTTTGATAGTTGCAACTTTTTCGCGAATAAAACCGGAGGGACAACATCCTTTGAAATACAAGCGAGAGAGAACTCGGTGGTCAGCATCAAGGATTGTAGAACGATTAACCAGGGAGAAGGGATGCGTGGCGTAAATGCGATTAACAGTGCCAAAGTCATCGTATGGAACTCCCCGGGTATGGATAACATACAGTCATTTTCTTCTATCCCTCCTGTGAGAGTAGACGAATTGATAGATAAAGTTGAAAACGGGATTATAGTGAAAGAAATAGGCGGGGGTGTATATGAGGCTGGGCAGTTGATCCCAGTCAATGCAACCGGATATTCTCATGTGGTTGTGTGGATGGACGAGAATAACAACTCTATTCCTAGAGTGATGCCTGTTGTATCTGAAAGGTTTCCAAATCAGTGGAGAATACGGTTTGTTAAACTTTCAGACGGGACCCAGGATTACGGTTCGTACGCAGTAAAATGGGCTATTTTAGCTTAACTTTTGGTTGGAGGTTCTATATGTGGAATTCCTTGTCATCCTAACCGCCTTTATGGCGGTTTTCTTTTTGATATTATTTCAATCCACGCACTCACGTAGAGTGCGACGTGGGGAGATAAGCCGACCGTTGACGACCGAGTACAGGAATAGCGCCACATCACAGGCGGAGCGGATCAAAAATCAAGACGATCCGAATATGCCAACATCATCTTGATAGACGGGAGGAATGTCATGCTCACCCTCCGACAAATAATTGAAGAAGCCGAATTCTTGGTTCCCGATGACACCATCGACACGAGTATGAACGTGTTGTGGTTGAATCATATTAACCAAGAATTTTTTAGTGTTGTAAAGATTCCCGAAGTCCAGTCCTTTCTTTCAGAGAAAGGCAAGGACGAATATGTTCTAAACTCAAACATTCGCCAAAAGAACATTGATCTGGTCATGATCGGTCTTACTCGATATTATCCACTGAACGAAAACACACGTCCCCTTACAAACTGGTATCATTTTTCGGATACTACGAATACCCTTACTGTCTCCCCTGCTCCATATGATAGTGACATGCTCGGATATGTGCGGTATCACCAAATCGCTACAACTACATTTGTTCCGTCGAATCTCAACGACACGCCAGACGCACCGGAGGAATATCATTACCTTTACATTCCGGCCCTTTGTGCGTATCGAGCAAAAGCACAAGACGATCTGGAAAAAGCACAAATGTACGAAAACGACTATCGTTCAGGCCTAAATATGGCGGCAATGAATTACCAGTCTCAGCAGGAGGTTACACCATGAGACTGATCCAAAAAAGTTTAGCTTCTTATCCGGTGCTACAGGGCATCCAGACCATAGCCACAAGGGAGTTTCGGGGAGTCAATACCCTTGATCCGTATTCCATAGGTGACGAATTCTTTACCGACATGAGAAATTTAGTCACCGACGACTATCCCGCCATAAAAACCAGACCAGGATATACAAGGTTAGGGTCAAAAATAGGTAGCAGGGTGTTAGGTTTGGGCGTGTGGAAGGATCAAGAACTACACGCCATTTTTAATGACGGGACATGGAGGAAATGGACGGGATCAACTTGGCAAACGCTTCTTAATGGGCTCAACACGTCCGCAGACTGGACATTTACGAACTTCAAAGGGAACTTGGACGACGTAAATCTGATCGGATGTAACGGTGTAAACGGTCTATACAGATACGACGGGTCTACTGTTCAAAAATTCGGAGACGCCGAGGATAAAATCAACTTCATCACAACGTATCAGAACAGATTATGGGGCGCGTGGGAAAATGAACTTCACGCCAGTGCTCTGAACCAACCAGACAAATGGCAGTTGTTTGAAGGAACGGAAGCAGACAGCTATTATATCGTGATCGAAACGGATCGTGGAGAAGATATAAATATGCTTTCCGGTGGGCTTAGAAAGCTCACCATTGGTATGAGAAACTCGCTTCATGAACTATACGGCGGAGTGCCGTCTGACTTCAACACTCACATGAAAACAAATGATGTGGGATTTATAAACAACAAAAGCGCGGTTACGCAAAATGGTGTGCTCAGATTCATGCACGAGCTGGGAATATACGAATTTGCAGGGGGGTTATTGCCGGATGACAGTTTTTCTGAAATCGTGAAGAAATACATCAAAGCGGACGACACCTCCGTATCCGGCACAGATGGGGAAAAGATATATTTCTACACAAATGGAGTCATTCTTGTCTATGATCCCGCATTTCAAACATGGTGCGTATGGGATCATATTCAGCCTTCACACTTCGCTCTATTTAAAAATGAACTCTATATTGGCACTCGAAGTGGTGAAGTGCTAAAAATGGGAGGTAGTACAGACAACGGCACTGCCATACAGTGGAGAGCCGTCACAAAGCCGTATAACAATCTCACTCCATCCCAGCGGACGAGATGGCACAAACTATATGTTACAGTCGATCTTCCACAAGGAAGTACATTCAGAGTATATGGAACAAGAGAACCCGAAGCAGATAGCGGCTGGGTTCTTCTCAAAAGCGTATCAGGCGGAAACCTTCAACAACAAAGAATATTTGTTCCTGTTCGGGAATTGGCCAATGAACATTACGTTCGTTTGAAATTTGAGGGACAAGGCCCAATGAAACTATACGGCTTCACTCGTCATGTGCGAGTTATGCCGTTGGTATAAGGAGGGATACAATGGACGATCTTGAAAAAAAGAGGATGATCGAAGAAAGAATTAACCATTACGAAAGAATGATCTTCAATTTGGAATTAGATATTATCACCTTGAAAGCTTCGGGCGATCCGAATGATCTTAACTTTGTGCCCAAAAAAGAAAAGCAAATCGAAGCACTCAAGAAAGCCATTGAACAAATACGAGGGTTGATGAAGAAATGACCATTTGGAATCCGCCAGTCGTAAGCAAAGATATGGATACCAAACAACTTGCTAACCTGGTGGCTGAACTCATCGATGACGTATCCTTTATCATGAACGGGAATATCGACTCACGGAACACCAGAGAAATCGGAGGATATATGGTCGGACTCCATGAACTCATGAGTAAAAATGGCGAAGTCGGCCTATCCTCTATCGAAACATCAGCCGATGATATTCGTATATGGGCAGGGAGTTCCATTCCCGAAGCGGCCCCATTCCGAGTATATGAAAGTGGGAGGATGGAAGCCACAAACGGATATTTTACGGGGGATATTGTGGGAAGTACGATTACAGGCGGAGTAATTCAAACATCCATACCCGGCTTTTATCCTAGGATTGAATTGTCCTCGGATAATGTATTAATGACAGCACAATCCTCGCCAATGCAAACTATCACCATAAGCGCAAGCTACATGGGGGGATCCCCTGCTTTATTGTTTGAAGACCAAATAGGTTATACGATTATGCTTTCAAACTTCGGCTCTTTGAATATTGTTCCTACTCATAATTTAGTTCTAAACCCATCAGGCGATGTAATAGTGCCAAGTTGGTCAAGGCTAATTAACAACGCGACTGGAAGAAGTCTACAGCAAGACCTGAACGCCCTTGCCGCTCCTCCAATTTGATGGTAAACTGTGGGAAAAAAGAAGGGCAAGAAGGTGATGGGTTTGAAACGTTTTTTGGTTCTACTGTTGGCGTTTTCCCTGGTGTTTTGCGTCACTTCTCTTGCAGAAGGTGTTCAAGTCTATGTGGGAAAAAAGATTGAAGGGCAATTCCCCGTGAGCTTGAATGGGGAAAGAGTAGAACAACCCGGATTGGTGATAGAAGGTGTAAGCTACCTTCCTGTTCGTGTGATCGGGGAAATGATGGAATGTGAAGTTTCTTTTATTGACCGAGAAATCATTTTGAATTGCGATAATGAAAAGGAAGAGGAAAATTTACTTGAGGATAAGGAAACCCCTACTGAAGAAGAGAATGGGGAAGGTGAAAAAATGAAAATCGGAGATGATCTTAAGTTTGTGGATGTACCGGATGAAAGAATGTACAAAATGCTTGAAAACGAAACAGAATACTTAGAAACATTACGAAAAATGATTGAAGCTGAAAAACAAAAACCTAACCCAAGAGAAGAAGTTTTGGAAAGCTTAGAAAAAAGATATATGGAATCAGAACAACAAATTAGTGATATACAGGAAGAATTGAATAGACGTCAACAGGCCCAAACCACTCCTTAACGGAGTGGTTTTTTATTTGAAAGGAGTGAGGAAATGGCTAACGGAAACAACAGGGTGAGAGTTCGGGACTTTCTGAGACAACAAGGAATAGACGATAGCCGCATAGGATTCGACGAACGTACCAAAACAGCAACCTTGGACGGTCGTGAGTTCTATCGCGGTGAAATTAGAGAAGATAACCGAATGTATGGTGATCCGGCTGAACTCCAAAAATTATTGTCTCAATTCCGTTCTGAAAACCGTGTGCGACAACAAAACGAAGTCCCGACTCCCTCCGAACAGCCGCAACCTCAACAAAACCAATACGCACAACAGATACAAAACATACTAAGCAATATTCAGCAAAGGTTAGAGCAACCTATCCAACCATTCCAATACGATCCAACAAGAGACCCCTCTTATCAAGCGGCATTACAAAGGATTAGTGAGAACGTCCGCCAACAACAATTAGACGCAACGGCCAGACTCATGGCTACTGGTCAAGGGCGTTCCTCATATTCTGAAACATTGGCCAGACAATTGGCCAACAGAGGGGTACAACAATTAGAAACAGAGGTAGTACCTGCATTGGCTCAGCAGGCATATCAACGATACATGGCCGAACAAGAACTTCAACAAAGGGCGTTGAGTTCTCTCATGGGCTTGGCTCAATTCGCTTCCGCTGAAGATCAAAGAGCGATTGAAAATATTTTCCGTGAAAGAGCATTTGAAGCACAACAAGCGCAACAAGAATGGTGGAACAGATTCCAATACGGCCAAGCGATCGGTGTATTCCCAAGTGGACAAAAAACACTTGCCGCAAGACAACAAGAGTTCGAGCAACAGTTTGCAAGAGAGCAGTTTGAATATCAACAAGCCAGAGACGCCATCATGGATGAAAGATGGAAACAAGAGTTCGACGAAGACGTTCGCCGCTTCGGCTTGACATACGCTTTAGATCGTGCAGAACGACTGGGACGCCTCGACATTTCCCGTATGCAAGCCCAAATAGCAGCTGGAGAGTTGGCGCTCAGCCGTCAAAGATTGGCTCAGCAACAGGAGCAACAACGTCTACAAAACCTATACAGACAATGGGAGTTGACAGGTGTTGCGCCTGAAGGGATCCCTGGTGTAGACCCTGGCACTCCGTTACAAAGAGGTGGCGGTAGTGGAACCACAGATTACCGAAACAACCCTGAATTTGCCGCCGACTATCAATACATTTTACAAAATCCTGATAGAGCCAGAGACTTGCTCATCAACAACGCCGCCACCTTCATTCAAACCTATGGATATGACGGTTTCCAACAATTGATGCGGGCGCTTCCTCAAGAAGATAGAAGTCAAGTTCAGCAACAATTGGATAGAATTCTTCAACCGAACTAAAAAGGGGGTGGAACGATGAGTCTGTTTCAACGCTTGGAAAGAGGGGATGAACAGGATCGGCCGCAAGGGCTTTTTAGACAGCTCAGACAAGAACAGAGAGAGCAAACCCGCAGGCAATTAGCTGATGTAGGTACCAGGATCATTGAAAGAACTCCCTTTGTCCAAGCGGGAAGAGAATACGTCCGAACCCTGTCCGAAGCTTCCAGAGCCTATCAGGAAGACCCGGAAGGAACCGAACGTCGTTTGAGAGAAGTTTTGGCCCAACGACCACCCCAACCCGAACCAGAGATGGAGCCAGAACGTCCATGGCTTGCGAGAACACAAGCGGATATATACCAACGTTTTATTGAACCTGTGCAACGAACAGCCGGGCGCTTCGCCGCAAATGTAGCCGATGCACTCATGCTCGGTCAATTTCGCGGCAGGGAAGTCCCTTCCCAAATGCCAGAATACGTTCGACAATCCACGGCCCCAGCACAAACCACGGCTGAAAGAATCACGGATATAGCTGGTCAAATTGCGGGTAGCGTAGCTCCAGTTGGTGGAGCCTATGCCACTGGTGGAAGACTGGCAACCAGAGCACTTTCAAGGGTAGCTCCACAAGCCCCCAGAGTCGCCCAAGAAGCTGTTAGAGGGGCGGCCGCAGGTCTAACATATGGAGTAGCTAGAGAAGGCGTAGACGTGGCCGTAGGCGTCGAAGATCGTCCTCTTAGCGAAAGAGCAAGGAACATCGCCATTGAAACGGCTCTTGGAGGTATTGGCGATCCTGCTGTAAGCACAGCAGGACGTTATATTGGACGAATTGCGCGGGATATTCTTGAGCGTTATCGCCCGCAACAAGCAAGACAATTATTGGCGTTGCCTGAACCTTCAAGAGACGTTCCGACAGAAACAACCGAACCTAGAGGTCTTCCTGAACCGTCCGCAGAAACGTTAGAACGAACACGACAACGCGCACAAAACATCCAGGAAGCTCAAGCGGATTTACAGCAGACTGAAATGGCCATTCGCGAGCTGGATAACCAATACCAGCAAGCTATCAATGAGCAGTATCAATTATTGCGAAGACAACTCGAAACCCGTCGTGGCGTTCAACCTGGCGGGCTGATCCGAGATGAAACCGGGGAAGTTGTTGGAAGATTCGGACGAATTTCAGAAAATCCGATTTGGTACCAGGAGTTCTATCGACAACACGGAAGACCACCAACGAACCGAGAACTCTACGAACTGGCCAAAAAACATGTAGACGAGGGGTACCGGGATGACATGGGATTCATCCCATCGTGGAGGGAGCAAACCCAGTACGACGAAATCAGAAACGCCCTAGTTTCTGTCCGGGACGAGCTACAACAGGGAATCAGGGAACTTTCATCCCGTGTAGTTCGTGTGGATGAACCTCTGACAGAACAAAGGTTACGATCCTTACGGAGGCCTGAAGCACCACCCGCACAAGAGACGCCTTCAAGACCGTCATTGATGGAGGATGTGCGCGAAGTCCTTCAAGAAATGTCGCCAAGCCAAACCTTGGGCATTTCAGCTTTACGTCGTCGGCCCGGTCCGTATGAGAACCTTAGAACATCGACCAAAAGCCAGATTGTATCAAAGTTGGATCGTGAGCCTTTTTCCGCTGAAAGAGCCGCCACTCAATTCTATATCGACTGGGTGGACGATCTATATCGGTTGAATCAATTCGACCGATTTGTAGAAAATACACTTGGCATTGACAGGCTCCCGTCCACTGAAAGACCCTATGATTTAGCCCTTTCTACTCGTGGGGCGGATATTGTCGCACACCAAATCATTACGACCAACATGGTCGATATAGAGGGAAATGTCGTTGGTCAATCCCTGAAGAATATCATTTCTCGCCTCCCGAGAGGGGCATATGTGGACTTTGAAGACTATCTTTTGAACCGACACGCCATCACTCGGTATGAACGGGGAGAAAAAGTATATCGTGATGACTTGAATTGGACGCCTGAAAAGGGAAGGGAAAACATCGCCAAGCTGGAAGCGCAATATCCGATGTTCCGCCAGCTTGCCGAGGAACTGTATGAATTCAATCGCAATCTGGTACAACATTGGTTGGTGGACACTGGACTCATCACGCAAGAAATGGCGGAAAGATGGTTTGCTGAAAATCCGTTCTATGTTCCGATGAAACGCCATTTCCCTGAAACCCCTTCTTTGGCCACCAGGGCAAGAAGGGGGTTTTCGGATCAGCGCGCGCCGGTTAAGGCATACTCCAAAGAAGGTTCCGGCCGACCTATCTACAGTCCGATAGAAAGCATCATTGAAAACGTAGACGCTTTCGTAAAGGCGGCCAAAAGAAATCAAGTCATGCAGGCGATGATCAGGAACATCCAGAGAAGCCCGGATGATTTGAAAGACTGGATTGAGATTGTTCCGATTCGGGAGGAAGCTACAAAAACCTCCATCAGGGATGTGAACAAAATCCTGGAGGATGAGGGACTGGAAGGACTAATCACCCGACTCAACAACGACTTTGAAATAACATTTAGACGGCCAGCCCAGGGTCTGGATCGAGACAACATTGTTACCGGAATGGTAGATGGACGGCCCGTTCACGTCAAAGTAAACGACCCTCAACTTCTCCAAGCACTGAAAGCACTGTCCCCTGAAGGACAACACTGGCTCATGGATGCAATTGGACAAGTCACAAGATTCTTCAAAGTCCTGACCACAGGGATCAACCCTGTTTTTGGTGTGACCCGAAACCTCTTTCGGGATATTTCACAAGCTTTCATCGCCCGTCAATACTCTACTATTCCCCAGTTTGCACGAGACTTGGTGGAAAGCTTTGTTTCTGCTTTGGGGAACGGGGAATTGTACCAACGGTACAAAAACATTGGCGGAGGACACGCTTCCCCAGTTGCGGCTGATCGAAACCTTTTGGCCCAAAGTAAAAGAGCCATCCTTCCTGAAAATAGATTGAGGGGAATTATTCCGCGTGGGTTCTCTGCGATTGAGAACTTTATGAACGCACTTGAATCCGTTCCGCGTCTTAGTGAATTCAAACGAGCAGGAATGGAAACAGCAGAACAAAGACTGAGGGGCATGCTCGCCGCTCAAGATGTCACAACGAATTTCAAGCGCAGGGGAAGATACGCCAGACAAATTGATCAAGTGTTCCCTTATTTCAATGCCGCCATTCAGGGGCTGGACAAAATCGTCCGAACGTACAAAGACAACCCTGTCCAGGCTCTGACTCGCGCGTTCATGAGCATCACGATCCCCACCATTGCTCTGTATGCCATCAACTATCGGAACCCCGATTTTCAAAACCTGACTCCGTACTTGCGTGATAATTACTATATGATTCCGCTGAGTGATGGCAGATACATTCGCATCGCCAAGCACAGGGAACTGGGGATCCCATTTAGTGCGGCAGTTGAAAGGGCATTGGACCAGTGGCTTTTGGAAGACCCTGAATCCTTCCACCAGTTTGCGGACACCGTGAGGATTGCGTTCTTCCCGCCAGGATTTTCTGGTTTCTTTGAAGAACCCGGACTGGTCACAGGGCCATTGGGAGCGCTTCAAGATACGATCGCTGGCCCGTTGCTGGATATTGCTCAAAATCGTACATTCACCGGAGCACCTATTGTTCCGTACCAACTTCAAAGATTGTCTCCTGAACTTCAATATGATGAGACAACCAGCCGAATTTCCAGGTATTTAGGTAGAATGTTCGGAGCTTCACCCAAACAACTGGATCACCTGATCCGTTCATATACAGGTATTTTGGGACAACTTCTCATCCCAGCAACCGCACCAGGCGGAGACTTGGGCGAAATGATCACTCGCCAAGTAGTGGTCGACCCTGTGTTCAGTAGCAAAACACAAAATCGATTCTACGAAATCAAAGAACAATTGGACCGAGCGTACTATGATGCACAAGCTTTAGGAGAGCCGATAGATCCTGATATTGAAAACATGAGACAGGTTTTTTCTCAAGTGGATCGAATCATGTCCGAACTCAGAAAAGCATCAAGACAAATTGAAG